ATGCGATCTTTGCCGCTATTCTTGATGACGCCGAACTGATGGCGTTTTTCACTTCGCCAACGATCATGTCGAATGATCCGGTTTTGCCGCTGATCTGCTCGAATACGAGTGTCACTGTAAACGAGCTTATCGGCCCGTTTGGCGGCCACGAAGACTAGACATGAAGTACGCCGCCATCCTGGTCTTGATGTTTCCGTTCGTCGGTGTCTTCTGGGCGCACGATGTGTTGTTCGGAACCTATCGTGAGGGGCCGAAAGCGCGTATTGCTGGTATCTTTCCTCGCGTGTTCAAGAAGGTTTGTATGTAATGGCCGCCGCTAATATGGGCGCAGCGCCCGCGCTTATGGTTCCGGTTGACCCACAAGGCATTTACCAAACAGCACCGACGACTAATGCGGATGGCACGCGGTCCAATCGCTCTCTGGGTTCGCCTTCTATTGCAACCGGTCAGATTGCGGTCGGTACGTCTTCGACTCTGGTCGTTCCTGCCCGCACAGGCCGCTTGGCCGTGACTATCACGGCGACGAGCGCCGTCGTGTTCTACGTTGGCGTCAATGGAGTCACCGTAGCCAATGGAGCTTACGCAGGCGGTGCGGCGGGCGCGTCTATCACGATTCCAACGCAAGCGGCTGTATATGCCATCGGCGCTTCGGCCCTGACGGTTTCCTATCTGGAGACGTTCTGATGGCGGCTGATCAAGGAAACTCGTACCCGCCGGGTGTCAGCCAAGCGGCGCTTGATGCCATCACAGCGTCTATCCCGCCCACGTCTTTTGTTAGCGGAACACCTATGACGGTCGCGGCTCTGCTGGCGACTTATCCCGCAGGCGCGACCTACCTCGGGAAGTATGCTCGCGTTACCGATCTCTACGGCGCTGCTGACGAGGTCATGCGCTGTTCGTCAAACGGTTCCACCTATTACTGGCGTCCGCAACGCTCCGACTACGCCGTAGACATGAATAGCACGGGCGGTGCTGTGTCCTTGATTCCTCTGGTTACAGCGCCGCAAATCTTCCTCACGGCGAACACGCTGACGAATATGACCATCACACCTTCAGCCGTGAATGCCTATCCGGGTCAACAGTTCACTGTGACCATGACGGGCATTATCGGTGCCTTGCTTGGCGTCAGTCTGGCGGGTCTTGTGGGTTCGTCTGTGCCGCTTCTGACGGGATCGACTAAAGTTCTGACCTATACCGCCGCAGGATGGAGACCTGAGTGATGGAATACCAATTCGATTGTTATGTAGTCCGTGTTACCGATCAGCCTGACTATGCGCCGCCGCAATCGGCTGTCGCTGTGTACCTCGGTGAGACCTACATTGAGGGCTTCACTGTTGCGCATGGTACGCCAACCTATACTGTTATAAGCTTGATCCTGGCTCTCATCGCCACGCTTCCTGTTTGTCCATGAATGCCTGAAATCCCTCTCGGCCTAACCTCGCACAAGCGCCGCAGTACGTGGAACCCAACCGTTCGCGCGCTGAATATGCTTGTCGAGAAGTCCGAGACGAACCAGATCAACGGCATCGACCATATCCAGCGCCCCGGTCTGGCGCTGTTTTCTGAAGTCGGCACAGGCCCTATACGCGGCGTGTTCAGGCGCGCCGGATCGATTGGCGGGGACTTCCTTGTCGCCAGTGGCGTGCAGTGGTTCCGCGTCACTTTGGGCGCGACTGTGACCCTGTTGGGTTCGCTTCCGGGTACAGACCGCACGTCAACGGCCTCGACATCGTCCAAGGCCATCACTGTAAGCGGCGGCAACGCCTACTCGACCACTGGCGGCGCGCCAACGCAGATCGTCATGCCAGATTCGCGTCCGGTGTCGTCCGTAGCGGAACTGAACGGGTATTTCCTGCTGACGGACGCCACGCCGGGTTCAGCGCGGGTGTACTACATCGAACCGGGCGCGACTGATCCAGGCGGTCTGGATTTCTTCTCTACGGCCAGCGTTCCGGGAAACAACGTCAAGGTTGAACGTGTCGGAGACGAACTGTGGTTCCTCAAGGAAGAAGGCACGGAGGTTCACGTTGCGACGGGCGACGCCGATCTGCCGTTCCAGCGGATTCCGGGCCGGAATTACGATGTCGGCACACGGGCACGCGATACGGTCTGTCGTTATGACAACTCGCTGGCGTGGGTCGGAAACGACGGTGTCGTTTATCGTGGCGATGCTTCGCCCGTGCGATTCTCGACCCACACGATTGAGGAACAGGTGAGGAAGTCCCTGCCGGAGTTCTTGAGGGCGTGGGCGTTCGATACGGACGGTCATCGCTTGTACATCCTCACGACCGAATTCGGCACATGGGCTTATGACGTGTCGTCGCAGCAATGGTCGGAGTTCGGGTCGTATGGCCGCCCATTCTGGCGCGCCCACGTAGGCGATAGCGCAGACACGTTCGTCGTCTGTGGCGACGATGAAGAGGGTCTACTGTACCGCGTCGATCAGGAGCGCGCGAACGACAACGGCGAGCCCATGGTTCGTGAGGTGACGGGTGGTGCCCCTGTGGCTGGCGGGATGGTCCGCTGTAACAGCTTCGAGCTTTACGCCACGACAGGCACGGCGACTGATCCGAACCTTTATCCGCGCGCACGGGTGGCATGGTCAGACGATCTGGAAACGTACGGTGATTACGAAGAGGTCGCTCTTCAGCCTGAAGGCCGCTATGGCGAGCCGGTGCGTATCTGGTCGCTCGGGGCGATGCGCTATCCTGGCCGACTCTTCAAGATCACAATCACTGATGATGTCGTCGTGACAATCAGCGCCGCTACGATTAACGAGCCGTCACGCTGATGGTCTATAAGCTCCCAACACGTCAGGCCCGCCTCCCCATCGTGGACAGCAAGGGCTTGCCTACGTCGGACTTTCTGCGGTTCCTCAATATCGATCTGATCGGATCGATTCAAACGGCGCTGAATCAGAACTCAGACGCGACGGCTGCCATCGCCCAGATCGTCTCTGATCTTCAGATCGTCGTGGCGCAATTACAGGCTACCTCCACCGCCGCGCAATCTGCTCAACAAGCCGCAAACAACGCGCAAGAAACGGCTGACGCGGCAGGCGGAACCGCGACCTCAGGTTCTGCGTCAAACCCGTCGATTGACCTCCCGACCTTGAACGCGTGGGTAAACGGTCCCGTTGTTAACCTCACTGGAGTTGTGGCGGGCAACCTGACGATCACGGGTTCCGGTCCGCAACAGGACGGTGACGTGTCTGTCGCAGGCACGGGGGCTAACGGAGAGTTCCGGATTGTCGAGATTGACGGCATGACGGAAACCACCCGGTTTACAGGTCAGATGAATATCCGCACGTTTGATGGATCGACCTATACCGTGACGAACCTTAGTTCGTCGGAGGTTCAGGATTTTGTGGAAGCACGCACGAACACAGGCGCGATTTCTTATCGTATTGATGCACGCCGTACGAGCGGGACAGCGGTAAGTTCATTGCTGCTGTACATTTTCGCAAGGCGCACGACGTGATTGAGCGCGACTACCTGTTCTGGGATAGCGTGGCTTCGCACGAGGCAGTCTCGCCCCATATTTTCATGGGGACCGAACCATTCAGCCTGAAAGAGATCGTGGGGCGCGAACTGACCATGCCTCTTCGGTCTGAACACGGCGGCGTTCTGTTGCTTGGTCTTGATGGTTTTGGGCTCGTTCGTGAAATGCACACCCTCTACACGCCGGAAGGCTGGGGGCGTGAGGTCGCCATGAACGGCAAGTTGTTCATGCACGAGGCCTTCAAGACGACTCAGGTAATTTTCACCCACGAACAGGAAGAAAACTGGCGGTCTCGACCTCCTAAAAGCCATGGCTGGCAAAGTCAGGGCGATTTCTGCTATGTAGGTCTCACAAAACGGCTTAAGCTGTGGATGCTCACCCGCGATGCTTTCTATGCCTCGCCCGTAGGACGTAAATTATGCCAGTAGTCGCCGCAGCAGCCATTGGAGCCGGGGGGAGTCTCCTTGCGGCGAATAGCGCATCCAAGGCGAACAACAAGGCTATCTCGGCAACTCAGGCTGCGGCGGATCAGGCGACCGCAGAACAGCGCCGCCAGTATGATCAGAGCCGTGCGGATCAGCAACCATGGCTTCAGACCGGGACTGCGGCGCTAGGTCAACTGGCCAGCATGTATGGCCTGAACAGTGGAACTGCGACTCAACCAGCGGCGTCCGGTTTCAACGAGCAGGCTTACCTTGCTGCGAACCCTGATGTTGCGGCGGCTGTTCGTGCTGGTGGATTCAACGGCTCAGCGCTTCAGCACTATAACGAATACGGAAAGAACGAGGGGCGAACTGGCGGCGTGTCTACGCCCGTAGCCGCTGCACCCGCCGCGACCGGCGGCAACATGGCTGGGTTTTTTGCGTCACCGGATTATCAGTTCCGCCAGGACGAGCAAACGCGGGCACTTACTGCCCGCAACAGTGCCTTGGGTATTCAGGACAGCGGCGCGGCCCAGAAGGCGGCCTTGCAGTACAGCGGCAATCTCGCTTCCGGCGAGTTCAACAACTACGCGAACCGGCTGGCTTCGCTGGCTGGTGTCGGTCAGACGGCTGCGAATACGACCGCTCAACTCGGCCAGAATTACGCAGGTCAGGTCGGAAATATCGCTCAGAACACAGCGCAGACGCTTGGATCGTCTTATCAGAATCAGGCGGCTATTAACGGCAGCCTCTATACAGGCCTCGCCGGTATCGGTGCTGGCCTGCTGACGCGGAGGTAACGTGCCTCAACAATACGATTTCCTCGGCGGCGTCCAATCCGGTCAGGACTGGGTCAAGGGCCTGTATCAGGATCGCGCTCAGGTCCAGGCCGGACGCGCACTGCAAGGCGGGAACTTCGGTGCTGCGTCCGGTGCGTTGCTGGGCGCGGGCGACCTGCAAGGCGGGTTGGCGCTTCGTCAGCGTGGTCAGCAGGAGCAAGTCGCTCAGCAGTCTCAGCAGGAAGCCGCCACAGCCGAACAACTTCAGTTCACGCTAAACGCAGCGCGCGGCCTTAAAGAAGCGCGCTCACGAGGAGAAAACGTCCTTGAGGCGTATAATGCGCTTGCGCCCGCCCTTCAACAAATGGGTACATCTCCGCAGCAAATCGCCCAACTTGGGGAACAAATTGCCTCAAATCCGGGTATTCTGGACCAGATCGAGCAGATAAGCGGCCAACAGTTGCGTGAACTTGAGTTCCGTAACGCCGGTCAGGATGTCCTCGTTCTCGACAAGGGGACTGGCGCTGAAGTCGCTCGTTACAATCAATCGCCTACCGATTACAGCCTTGGCACGACGCGGTTCAGCGGCGAGACGAATCAACCCGTCGCCCAAGGATATATCGCGCCCGAAGTGATCCAGCGAGACCCAACCAAGGAACTGATTGAGGTGACTCCGGGCGTCGCTCCTGCCGGTGGTCGCGGCGGTTCTGCGCAGCCTCGCGGCATTCGCAACAACAATCCCGGCAACATCGAGGATGGCGCGTTTGCGCGCTCGTTGCCTGGGTACAAAGGCTCTGACGGACGGTTCGCTATCTTCGAGACGCCTGAGCAGGGGGTACAGGCTGGCGGTCGCTTGCTGGACTCCTACGCCCAACGCGGTGTCGATACGCCTGCGGAGATCATCAACCGTTGGGCTCCTCCGTCTGACGGGAACCCGACACAGGACTATGCGGCGTACGTGGCTGGCCGACTTGGCATCGGCGTCAACGATCCGGTTCCGGCTAACCGCCGCGCCGAGGCATTTCAGGCCATCAATGAGTTTGAGAACGGGTCACGCGGGCCTTCGCAGGGAACGGGTGGCGGACCTCGCGTTCTTGCATCTGCGACACAGGGCGCTCAGCAAGGCGGCTCTATCCTTAGCCCTGAAGAAGTTACGGCGGCGGGCCTTGCGCCGGGGACGGTGGCTCAGCGCAGCACGACAGGGCAGATCAGTATTTTACAAGCCGCTCCGGGCGCTGGCCGTCAGGGCAACCCTACGGAGGCGCAGAACAAGGATTCGTTCAATGCAAACCGCATGGCCCGCGCCGGTTCGATCATCAATCGTCTTGAAGACAACAATTATGACTTTGGTCGCGCTCGCCTTGGCGGCCAACTCACTGAGAACTACCGCCGTTACGATGCGGCGGCCCAGGAATGGACAGACTCGATCCTTCGTCTGACGACTGGTGCAGCTGCGACGGCTGATGAAGTCGCCAGCAACAGGCGTTCTTATTTCCCTGAGCCGGGAGACTCCATCGCCGTGCGCCAGCAAAAGCGTCAGCAGCGTGAGGCGGTGGAGCGCGACGCCTTGGCGCGAGGTCAAGGCGGTCGATCTTCTTCCCCGCAAGCACCGTCCTCAACGAGTTCAAGGACTCGTCCCCAAACCAACGCCCCCGGTTTGCGGTTCAACATCACGCCGCAGCAACTTGAGACACGTCAGTCTATCATCGGCCAAGGACAGCGGGGTCAGGGGCGTCTCGGAACGCCTCAGAACCCGTATTACCTGAACCCGGCTGACGCGCGTGGCTCTTACGCCAATCTCCCCTCAGGGTCGCAATATGTCTCTCCCGATGGTCAAATCAGGGTGAAGCGCTAATGGCTGATCCCTGGGAATCTGATCCCGTTGTTCGTCAGCGCAATCGCGGTGCTGTTCAGGTTCGACCTGACGGGACGCGATACGGCGTCGTTGCGGAAAGCTACACGAACGAAACGCCGGAGCAACTGGCTCAGGCGGGATACACGCTGGACCCCGCTACGGGATCGTATGCGCGGACCGTCGCCAACGTTCCCGATCCTTCCGGCGGCGTTGCCCCCCCTTGGGAAGCCGATCCCATCCTAACCGACTCACAACGGCTGGCCGCTTCTGAAGCCCAACGCCGTCTTGGTGCGAACGGAGACACCGCAGCGCGCGAAAGCACGCTAATGAATGGCGTGCTGCTAGGCGGAGCTGATGAGGCTTACGGTCGCCTTGCACAGGGCGGTCAGATGATCACGAACCTGTCGCGTCGCCTTCAAGGCCTGCCAATCGAGATCAACTCGTCTGACCTGAATGATGCGACTGTGCAGGCGTACCGTCAGACCACCGGAGACTTCACGCAGGAGCATCCATGGCAGGCTGGCGGACTAACGCTGGCTGGT